GATTAGACATACTATGAACACAATCTACAGGAGCTACTTCTCTTAAAATTTCAACACATTTAACATATAAAGCTAAAGCAACTTCAAAATGTTCCCACCATTTTCCATCAACATCCTGATTTGTTCCAGCGGTGGTTTGATTATAGACATTGTCTATATGTAAAATATCATTACCTATACAAAATAATATTCTATCTATATTAAAAGATTTAACCTTCCATAATATACCATTAATTCCTTCAATTACTCTTTCTACAGCAATATCTACATTATAACCATCTCCTGTTTCTCCCTCATTAGAATACTTACCTATATGTATATCAGCTGGATTTATTATTAACAAATGTTGGTTAGTATCTTTATGATTTCTTTTTATTTTTTTGTAGTTTGGAGAATAATTTTCTATTAAATCTTTGATTTTAGGAAGTATATCTTCTTTATCTACAACATCTTCTTTAGTAACTATAGAGAACCTGAGTTCTCCTGATGAGGACTGCCAATGTTTAACACTAACTACATCCTTTTTATTTATACCTCTATCCTTTAAATGAATTTCTAAAGCTGTATTACCATTGATATTATCAACAGTTTCAGCTCTGTTTTGATAAATTAATTCTTCTTCTTCTGTGCTAAGTCTTAATCTTTTTCCGTACTCTTTCATAATTTTTTTTCAAATATACAAAAAAAATAATTATAAAAACATAAAAGGGGGAACTACCCCCCTTTTATAACCCAAAAAAACTACTTGAAAACATAGAAATACTCCCGAATGGGAGTGTGTAGTTATCAGCAAAGATAACTATTTTTTACAACAATCATTACTACAAACAGGATTTTTTTCAAATGCTGAAAAAATTAAAGGTAATACACCTATACCTGTTAGTATTAAATTATTTGTTGTTATACCATGAGCTGTTATATCAGCTGAAGCAGCTAATACAATTACACCTGATACAGTTCTTTTACTAGACCACTTACCTTTGTTATCTTTAAATAACTCTAATACAGCTTTTACTAATTCTGTAATTGGTTTTATGGCACTGTCCGCAACCGCAGACCCTATCCACTTTGTAAACGGGTTTTTAAACTTAATTCCCATACTACTTCTTAGATATATCAGCTATTCCCTGACCTAATATAAGAGCAAGAATTGCATAATAAACTTTTTCAACTTCTACTTCTGTTAATCCTAATTTAGCCGCAATAAAAGGAACAAATATAGCTCCCATTGTGTACCAAAATTTTCTTGAACCAAACATTTTCTTTAAAATATCCATTTTATTTAATTTTTAATTATTAATATTTAGAAACGGATAGCCGCTCCTACTTTAAATTCTCCATCTTTACTGTAAGACGGTTCTACATATAACCTTTCCCATACCTGTAGGGAATATCCTAAACTTAATTCTACATTATCTAAATCAAACTCATCTGTTGAAGATTGAGCTGATACAAAGATACCTCCACTTACATTAAATCTACCAAAGACATCATAATCATCTCCATTTTTTCTTAATCCAATTGTTAATTTGTCATTTACCTCATAACCAACACCAATACTATTAGTGAAATTACCCGCTCCCCAACTCTCATTATCTGATGGCTGAGAAACATCGCTCACTGCTATAAATTGAGCTGATGAAGCTAATGTTGTAAAAACTACTGCTAATGTTAAAATTACCTTTTTCATTTTATTTATTATTTTAAATTAATATACTCTATTGTTACTTCTTTACCATCCTCTAAAGCTTTAGCTATAGCAGGATATATCCTAGTGTAAGCTTGTGTAGATTTTCCTATATAACCATCTTTTTCAATCTGATTATTAACTTGAGTATCTCCAACAAGCAAACAACCAGAAGTGTGCTCATCAGTATTCCCGCAATGTATAAGTATATACTCAAAGTTCGGAACATCTCTTACCCACAAAGTCCCCTTGTGTATATCAGAGAACCTTTTTTTATATTTATTATGTATTCCACCAACTGTTCTTAATGTTATTCTATATGTACCTTCTGGTATTCTAGTTTCTGTTATAACCTTTTCTTCCATAGGTCTGTACTCATCTTCTAAAGTATAACACAAAAACTTCTCTCCATCCGTTACATCAAACAAAAGTCCATTTGTAGAATCTTCTTCACTACTAAATCTTATTACTCTTAATTTCATATTATCTTCCTTGACCTCTATACTTTTTTCTATAGCCTTTTTGACCCACAGAAGCGTTCTTGCTATGAACTCCCTTACGCTTCTTGCTATTAGACTTCCTGAATACAAATCCTAATCCTTTTCTAGACACTACTCTGTTATCATTAACACCTCAACATCACAAGCTGCTGTATCAGCATCAGCTGCTATCTGAGTTATATCTGCAAAACCATTAAATGTTGTTCCTGAAGCGTCAACATCAATATCAGGACTCATTAAGAAAAACGATTCTCCCGCCTCTACTTTAAAAAACTGAGAGTCTGTCCCATCAAAAAGTCTAAGTGTTATAAAATTAGTATCATCTAAATTTGTTATTCTAAAATAACACCAATCTGCAGCTACTATTTGACCCCTGCCATCTACTGTAGAAGTATGAAAAATATCTGTAAAAGATGTTGCTATACTCATTATTCTTTGTATAACCTCTCCTTGAGTAGCAAATTGTTTAGATATAGCATTACCATAAGTAACACCATTTAGATTTAAATTCTCTGATATTGTTATTGTTGCCGTTGAGGATGTTACTGTACTTGCCATTTTATTTGTCTTTTAATTTTATAAATTTATATACTGTAAAAGCTATAGCGAGGGATATTGAAATCATAGTTAATATTTCGTTACACTCTGTTATTGTTAAAGCGCTAGCTCCCCCATTAGCCGCTACTACCTGAATACTATCCTTCATTTCCCCCTTCATTTTTTTTTATTAATTATTCAATATTACCAGTTAAAGCTGGATTTGTATAAGCTACCACTAAAACATCTTGTTCTATAGTAGCGTCCAATGTAATAGATGTAACATTATGAAACTCAACGCCAGCTGGACAAGTAATGCCACTACCTATATTTACCGCTGTTCCGTTTATAGATATTGCGTTTATTTTCACATCATTTGTAACACAAACAACCCTATAAAAATCTCCAGTTACAGGCATTGTATCATCTTTTTTTATATATGTTTGAGTTCCCTCTCCCGTTAACTCATTTAATTCTCTTAATGTTGCTCTATCCATTTTTTTATTTTTTTATTTTTTTATAATTATATTTAAGCTGGTTCTGAATAACAAACAGCCCATTCTCCAGAATTTTGTAATCTTATAGATGTTACATTATACAATGTTGTTCCAGCTGCTATTGTTCGTGGTTGCAATACAGCCGTTGGGTCTGCAACTCCGCCTATTGTTATTGACCTAATATCTGTATCTACAGGAAAATAAACCATGTAGAAATTACCAGTAGAGGTTGCTCCTGCTGTTACCCATGTTTGTTCTCCCTCTCCCGTTAATTGTTGAAACTTACTAAATTCTGCTCTATTCATTTTATGATGCTTTTAAAGTTATTGTTAAATTAAAATATGTGTCGTTTGCTCCTCCCGCAGACTTGATTAATGGAAGTAAGAAATCTCCTTTAGATAAACTTGTTACCGTAAAATTTGTTTTATCCACAGCTCCTAATTTAACATTACTACCATATGTTGAAGCTGTAAACTCATCTAATATTGTTATACCATTAGTTCCATTACCTACAGTAAAAACATCACTTGTGTTAGCGGCTACATTATCACCCTTAACTAAAGCAAATGTAACAGTTTCAGTAACAGTCCCAGTAACCCAACCATAAGCTTGAGATATAGTATAATCTTTGTCTGCTAAAAAAATAGATGTTCTTACCATATTAGAAACACTTATGGTATTAGCTGCAGCTATAGTAGCAGAGCCATAATCAGAGTTAAAGTATAAATCCTTGTTATTATTCATGCTTACAGGGAAGTAATAATTAGAGTTAGCTGGAGCCGCAAATCCTCTTAATGTAATGATATTTGTATTTAAAGTTCCTTGACTAGCCCAAACCAAAGCTCCTCCAGAATCTTTACTTAAAACAGTGCTGTTAGCCGCTGTGCTAAAATCTTTTGGATTATGTATATTAGAATTACTTAAATTTTTATGTTCGTTAGCAGCCATTAAATATTCTTTTTATATTTATTATTAATCTCTTTTAATTCTTTTGCTAGTTCCATTATCTCTCCTTCTTCTTCCTCATATTCTTCTTCAATATCGTATGTAAATCTTATAGTCATTTCCCCTCCTTCTTCTTCTACTAATACTATTAACTCTCCATCATCATGTAAATCTTCCATCATCTCATGAGTAAAATGAAAGCTATGGTCGTAATCTACATCATTATAATAATCAGCGTTAGCTTCATCACATTGAGACTTACTTTCGTATTGACATTTTCCTGTCTCTCCGAATTTCCATAAATTATTTTCACACTCTAAACAAGGCATAATTTTAATTTTTAATAGTAATAACTTTCATAATAATCACAACCATAGTTACAATTATAATCTCCACAACAATTTCTGCGTCTATCATAAATACTATCATACATAATTATTCCATGATTCTTCCAAATACCTGTTCTGCATGGCTTGTTAGATTCATAAGTAGGAAAATCTCCAGCTTGGTCTGCACCATTAAGATATTCTATAGCGTCCTCTAAAAATATTTCTGCTTTTCTATAAGTATCTTGTTTATAGACATTTAACTCATCAGGATTTACAACATGACTAAACTCATCCATACTTGTAACAACACCCATACTCGTGCTATTCATTTGAATCTCATTTATAATTTCAAACCTTGTAAACCAAGCCAAACAATCTAACAAATAATCTGTTAGAAAAGTTTGATTAGCGACTGTTAATGTTCCCCCATCATTCTGCTCTTTTAACTCTCCATAAAACTTAATTCCTAATTTATCTTTTACATGCGCTAGTTCAGT